TATATTATGCCAGCTTGGGACGATTTTCATATAAAAACAAACAAGGCTGGATCAACAGCTTTACAAGGTGGATATAGAAATACTCAAAATAACTTTCAGCCCCCAAATAAAATGGAAGCTGAAGTTGTTGATGGCGTTTTTGATCTTCAAGATGGAATCGATTTACACGTGTGGAAATTTAACTCTCCATGGGGTGTGTTTGTAAATAAGAATATCTCTTGCTTTTTAATGCCAGCTTTCTATCATGCAAAATATCTAGATGATGTTTATGTTTATCCTGGAATTGTAGATTATGGTAAAAGATTCCATACGATTAATTTTATTTGCGCATTAAAAAGAGACTGCGAAGTCCATATTAAACAAGGTGAACCGTTATTACATATTTTACCATTCCATAATAATGATTTCGATGCAGTTTGTCGCCCTGCTGAGCAAGTAGACTTAGACAGTATGAAATCTTCAATTTACAATTCTGATAACAATTTTTATAGGAAATATCTTTACATAAAGAAGAAATTTGGCTTGAGCAAGGATAATAAATAATCTAAACGTCTAACTATAGAATCCTAAATGCCACAAAGATTTGATATCGAAACAACTTGGAGAGCCAGTGGAAACGGCGTCTTCCAATTCACCTCTCCTGGAAACGTGTCGCTCCCTTTTGGTAGAGCGTATGTGACTGTCAGAGGAAAAGGTGCAGACGGCACAAATCCATATCAAACTCCTTCGCAGACTCCATATCAACAACCAACTCCAGCTACAACACCGTATACGATTCCGTCAACAACGCCGTATCAAACACCTGGACAAAACCCTTACCAACAACCAACTCCAGCGACAACGCCATATACGATTCCTGGACAAACGCCTTATCAAGCGTTTATTCCAGCAACACAGCCATTCTATACACCATCAACAACACCGTATACAATTCCTGGACAAACTCCATATCAGGCATTCATTCCAGCAACACAGCCATTCTATACACCATCAACAACACCGTATACAATTCCTGGAACGACACCGTATCAGACTCCTGGACAAAGCCCATATCAGCAGCCAACTCCAGCGACACAACCTTATACAACTCCTGGAACGACACCGTATCAGACTCCTGGACAAAGCCCATATCAGCAGCCAACTCCAGCAACTCAACCTTATACAAATCCAGCGACAACGCCATACCAGACTCCTGGACAAAGCCCATATCAGCAGCCAACTCCTGCTACAACACCATATACAATTCCAGCTACAACACCATATCAGACTCCTGGACAAACTCCATTCCAGCAGCCTACACCTGCAACAACACCTTACACCATTCCAGCAACTCAACCATATCAGACTCCTGGACAGACACCGTTTCAACAACCAACTCCAGCGACGCAACCTTATACGAACCCTGGAACCTCACCATTTACACAGCCAACGCAATATTATATTCCAACACAATATTATATTCCATCTGTGTATTATATTCCATCGCAGTCACCATACACTTCGCCTACGCAGTATTATATTCCTACGCAGTATTATATTCCTTCGCAATATTACATTCCTGGGCAATCACCATACTCAGGAACAACACCATATCAATCTCCATTTCAACAGCCAGTTTCTAGAAGCGCAAAAGCAGGTGGACCATATACTATTCCTGGAACAACTCCTGGGCAGTCGCCATATTCTGGATCAACTCCATATCAGCAAGCGGTTCCATACCAACAAGCTGTTCCGTATCAACAGGCTGTGCCATATCAGATTCCTGGAACCACACCTTATCAGCAAGCTGTCCCTTATCAGCAAGCAGTGCCATATCAACAGGCTGTGCCATATCAGATTCCTGGTCAAACGCCATATCAATCTCCTGGACAAACGCCATACCAAGCGTTCATTCCATCGACTTCTCCATTCACAACGCCACACCAGAGTCCTTATCAAACTCCTGGACAAACACCGTATCAGGCATTTATTCCATCAACAACACCGTTCTATACGCCGAATCAGTCGCCATATCAAACTCCTGGACAAACACCGTATCAAGCGTTTATTCCGTCAACAACACCTTTCTATACTCCAAACCAAACGCCATATCAAACCCCTGGACAGACACCATATCAAGCGTTTATTCCATCAACAACACCGTTCTATACGCCGAATCAGTCGCCATATCAAACCCCTGGACAAACTCCATATCAAGCGTTTATTCCGTCAACAACACCTTTCTATACACCGAACCAGTCGCCATATACAATTCCTGGTCAGACTCCATATCAAACACCTGGACAAAGTCCTTATCAACAACCAACTCCAGCGACACAACCTTACACAACTCCTGGAACTAACCCATACCAAACACCTGGACAAAATCCATATCAGCAGCCAGCTCCTGCTACAACACCGTACACAATTCCTGGACAAACTCCATATCAAGCGTTTATTCCGTCAACAACACCTTTCTATACTCCAAACCAAACGCCATATCAAACCCCTGGACAGACACCATATCAAGCGTTTATTCCTTCTACAACACCATTTACAACTCCAGTTAGCGGTGTAGCAGGACAACCAACATCTGTTCTTGGAGTTCCATTTCCTGGAGGCGGTATTTCACAAACTGCAACTCCTGTTGGAGCAACTGAAATTAACTATTATAACTATCCAGTAACTTCAAATACAGGAACTTCATTCTCTGTAACTCTCGGAACAGGTCCAGGAAGCAACGTTATTGTTGAAATTGATTAACCGTAATCATTTAATAAATATAATAAGAACTCACACTATGGGTGTAATAAATGATTCCAGCAAGCAGATCGGACTTAAAGACCTATTGCCTTCGTAAATTAGGTTTTCCAGTAATTGAAATTAACGTTGATGACGATCAAGTCGATGATCGTATCGATGAAGCCATCTCATTGTGGCAACAATTTCACTACGATGCTGTAACCAAAGTTTACATGCGCCATAAAATAACTCAAGATGATGTAAACAATCGTTGGATTCCAGTTGATCCATTTATCATCAGCATCACTCGTATTTTTACACTTTCTACAGAACAGGTTAATTCTGCGGCAACTCAGAACTTTAACATGTTCGATATTAACTATCAGATTCGTTTAAACGAACTTTACGACTTCACCTCAGCCGATTATGTTTACTTCGAATTGGCTAATCAACACATTCGTACTCTAGAAATGTTATTCATTGGTGAAGTTCCAATCCGTTACAATCAATTCGAAAATAAACTCTGGATCGACGTAAACTGGGGCGGCTCAGTTACAGTTGGTTCTTGGGTTATTGCCGAAGCATACGCAACACTAAACCCAGCAACAGTCACAACATTCTGGAACGATAACTGGCTTAAGAGATATACCACTGCTCTAATTAAAAGACAATGGGGTGAGAATCTTAAGAAGTTTGCTGGCGTTCAACTTCCAGGTGGAATTGCTCTTAACGGTCAACAGATTTGGCAAGAAGCTGATGCTCAATGTACAGCTCTAGAAGCAGAATTAAGAGACATTTATGAAATGCCAGCAATGTGGGAGACAGGTTAAATTATGATGATTGTCCATAAACATCACATTGTTCCTAAACATGCAGGCGGATCTGATGATCCATCTAATCTTATTGAACTTACAATTGAACAACATGCTGAGGCACATCGCGTTTTATTCGAGAAGTATGGAAGATGGCAAGATAGAATCGCATGGCAAACTCTTTCTGGTCAAATATCTGGTGCTGAAGCTGCACGTCAAAAAAGAATAGAAGTCAATAAAGCAAGAAAGGGCACAAAAAAATCTGCTGAATTTAGCGAAAAGATTCGTCAAGCTAATTTAAAAAATGGGAATATTCCACCAAAACATGAAGGTGTGCGATTTAAAAAGGGTAATGTTAATCATAATACTGGAAAAATTTGGATTAATGATGGTGAAAAGAATATTGCAATAGAATCTAAAAACACAATACCGAAAGGTTGGGTTTTAGGTATGATTAAAAAATCAAACCCACAAGCTGGATGGAATAGAGGAATTTTTTGTTCTAGTGAAACAAAACAGAAAATATCTAAATCAAGAAAAGGAAAAGGCAGTGGTTCTTCTAATGCTATGGCAACTGAAGAAAATAGAAAAAAAGTTGCTGTTAGTAAAATAGGTAGAAAAAGAATTTATAGAGAAGATGGATCATTTTATATGTCTAAGAGAGTAGCATAATCTATGACAAATCATTACTTTAATAATTTTAATTCTCAACCAGAGCAAGAACTTTATAATGCTCTGATCAATGAGACAATTCAAATTTGGGGACTTGATTCTTTCTATCTTCCACGCACATCAGGTTCAACTACTGATCTGATTTTCGGAGACGATCCAACTAAGAAATTTACAGACTCTTATCCTGTTGAAGTTTACATTAAGAATGTTGATAACTTCGAAGGTCAAGAATTGTTTAGCAAGTTTGGTCTAGAAGTTCAACATCAAATTCGTTTCTTAATGACAACCGATGCATTTAAGCGTCGTGTTCCATCAACATATTCAAGACCACGCGAAGGCGACTTGTTATGGTTGACAAACTTCCAAGCATTATTTGAAATTAAGTTTGTAAACCAACAACACTTTTTCTATGCATTCGGTCAAAAGAAATTCTATGGTTATGAATTAGTTTGCGAAAGATTCCGCTACAGTAATGAAACTGTTGATAGTGGTATTATTGAAATCGATGATGCAGTCAACACACAAGTCATCTCATACAACTTCAATATGGAAACTGGTGGATTCTTGACCTATCAATTAGGCGAGCCAGTATATCAAGGATCAAATCTATCAGCAGCAACTGCAACAGCAACTATCGTAAATTGGGATCTTCCATCGTCAACGTTACAATTAAAGAACATCCAAGGCGTCTTTGTAACAAACGCCGCAATTCATGGTGCTAATTCTGGTGCAATATTCACACTATACAGTTATGATGGTCTGAATAACGCAAATGCTTTAGATGACAATAATACTGAATTAGGTGTATTAGCTGATGATATTCTTGACTTTAGTGAATCAAATCCATTCGGCGAACCAACACAAATTCCAACAAGCATTACAAACCAAGACACGATCTTCATTAATGTCAATGGTCAAGAAGTCAATATGTTTAATAATGCTGATCAATTGGTAGAATTCCCAGTTGGATCTCCTAAATCAAACAACTCAAGCAAAATATAGGCAAGTAAAAAATGTTCTACGCAAATAATTTCCCAATGCCATATGCAATCGCTAATTTAGCGCAGACGGCAAATCTATCAGCATTCGATGCAAACTTTGGTGCTATTTCCAACTATTTGGCAAATGTCGCTAATGAATCAGGAACACCATACGGTATTGCTAATAATGGTTATCTTTCCTACATCGATGCTAATAGCGTTCTCAATCTTGCCAATAATTCATCAAATGTTTCAATTGTTTCTGGTGCTAATGCAGTACAAATTAATGCTAACAGTGCAGTTTTCACTTTTGGTACTGATGGATCATTGACTTTACCAATTAGTAGTTTTGACCCATTTCATAATTCTGCTGCAATCAATGTTGCAGCTGGTGGGCAACAATTAGCAATTACAGCTAATGGACTAACATGGAAATTTGACAACTCTTATCTTTCATATAGTGCACCAACACTACAGATTCCACCAAGCGGAGCTGCGTTAGGTGACGTTGATGCGCAAAATGCCGCAGAATTGTTCACACCAAACACAATGACCTATGTTGCCATGAATTATGGTTATGACCAATACTTGTGGGCAAACGCTAATGGTTGGTTCATTGGAACAAACTGGTCTGCCAATAATTATGATGGAACATTGTCTGCAGACTGGCAGTTTGATAAATTTGGCAACATAACACTACCAACATTTGGTGGTAAAATTATGGCAAACGGCAATATGAATGCTGTCTATATTCAAGCAAACACTAATAGTGGTAGATGGGCATTTACTAATGCAAACACTTTAGTATTTCCAGACTCAACAGGTCAATCTACTGCATTCACCAATTTCGCTAATCTTGCAATATACAACTCATATAATCAAGCAAATGCTGCTTATGCTGCTGCAAACAATAACATTCCAGATGTTTTTGCAAATAGCGGATTAGTGTTAGCAAACTCAGCTAATTTGACATTTAACAATACAGCATCAGTCAATGCTGTTGTGACAGCTAACGGAACAGTTGGCTCAAATATTTCTTTCGTTGTCAATACATCAATGAACTTGGTTACATTGAATGTTTCTTCAAACACATTAAGCGTTGGAACAAGCTCATCTGCCGCTGCTAACGGCTACAGCAGATTAACAAACGGATTATTATTCCAATGGGGTAATGTTTCTGTAACAAACGCAAACACTACCGTGACATTCCCAGTTCCATTTACTAATATATTCCAAGTAACTGCAACCACAGTTCAAGGTGGTGTTGGTGCAACTGGTGCGAACGTAAACTGCGCTGCATTTATCACAACCAGTAACTCAACCACGTTCAACGTTAGAACAAACAGCACAACTGCGAATACTGTAAACTGGATGGCAATTGGTAACTAATAAAGGTGATGCATGTTAGGAAATAATCCATTCTACTATAGAACTATAAGAAATATGGTTGTCGCATTCGGCACCATATTTAAAGACATCACATTAGTTCGTTATGCAAAAGACACCTACGACGAAATTAATCGTTTAAACGTTCCATTAAAATATGCAGGCAAAGAAGATTTCTTAACTCGTCTAGCAGAGAACTTTGATTTACATAAACAAACTCAAATCAATCTTCCTGTTATGACTTTTGAAATGACTAATATTGAATATGATCCATCTAGAAAGCTTTCCTCATTCTTAAAGTCTGGAAGCGGCATAAGCCCAACACAAGCAAATTCACAATATCAGGGTGTTCCTTATAATTTACAATTTGAATTAAACATCTATGTTCGTAACGTTGAAGACGGAACTCAAATCGTAGAACAAATTCTACCATTCTTTAATCCAGATTATACACTCTCAATGATGTTTGTTGAATCAATGAACATAAGCAGAGAAGTTCCAATTATTCTTGAAGATATTAAATACGAAAACAAATACGAAGGTCCAGCTGAAACAACAGTTAGAACATTAGTTTGGACTTTGACATTTAAAATGAAAACTTACTTCTTTGGTCCAGTTTCTCAAGCCAATATTATTAAAACAGTTTCTGCTAATGTCAGCGGAATGCCTGGAACACCATCAGATCCAATTACAATTACAACAGGTGCTGGTTTTGGAAATTATATGACAGGTGAAATTGTCTATCAAGGACCAAATCTTCCAGGAGCATTGATGACTGCTGTTGTCTCTTCATGGAGCAACACTTCAAATACATTGGTTCTTGTTAATAAACAAGGCAACCTAAATACAAGTGCGAATATTATTGGATCAATAACCAATGCCAATTATGAGATTGGCTCATATTACCCAAAAAATATTGAGAACAGTTCGGTGGTGGTCACACCGAATCCTCCTACTGCAAATGTTGGTGATGACTTTGGCTTTACTATAACAATTTCGGAATATGAATAATTCTACTGATCAATCTTTGGCAGAAGTTTTTGGCACATACTCTATAGAAGAAACAACTCCTGTAGTAGTCGCCAACACAGAACCACAACAATTTCAAGTCGTAAATGTTGAAGACGAAAAAGAAGCGGACATTCAACATGTTCGTGCGAATCTTTACGATTTAATCAAAAAAGGAACTACCGCAGCAGATAATGCTTTAAAAGTTGCAAACGAAATGCAACATCCTAGAGCATATGAAGTTGCTGGAAACCTAATTAAGAATGTGGGCGACTTAACTGATAAACTTGTTCAGCTACAAAAAACTCTTGTAGATATAGAAGTTAAAGAGAAAAAAGTTACTAACACTACACAAAACGTCAATGTAAATAATGCAGCTTTATTTGTAGGAACTACAGCTGAATTATTAAAAGCAATAAAGAATAATGTCAACACCAGCGCAAATAATCCAGAAGAAATTAAGTAAAAAGCAAATTTACTTAAACAATCCTAAGCTTAAAAAAGCTGGTGTTCCTGTGCCTATGTCGCAGGAAGAACTCGAAGAATATATGAGATGTAAA